AGAAAGGAATTTTTTCCTAACAGACCTGACGTATCAGATGACAGAGCGCTAAGAAGACAGCAACAAGCTGATCAATTAGCTGCCTTCAAAGGTCAATTTACAAAACCTGTTGAGGGAGCCACTGGTCTAGTGCAGATGACACAGGATGCTCCAAGAACTCTAGCTCAAGAGGAGATGAGACTTGCTAATATTCTTGGCCCAACACCTAGAGAAATAGGAAGCGATTTCATGCGTGGGCTAGGTTCTTTTACCTCTGATTTATCAAACAGGATTCAGTCTGGGAGTATTGGAATCTTAGGGGTTGCAAAAGATTTATATAATAGAGCAACTGGCGCACTACGATCAGGAGTAGATAAACTATCAAGTGTTGACTTAGAAATTTTAAAAAACAAAGACAAATATGACTTTGTATCTAAAAAACCTAAATTACAAGGAATACAACAACTAGAAGTTGACGCAAAATTAGCTGCTAACGTAGAAAAAAATGCAGGTATAATTGCAGCCAACAGAAATTTATTTGGAGATTACTCTGAGTTTGGCGGACCTGTGTCCATGGAAACAGCTGAAGTAGAAGAGTTAGATCCAATAATTGCACCTAAAGCAGAACCAACTGCACAAGAGGTGCAAACAATCAGAGGTCCTTTTATATCCGCTGACGTTGGTGTAGGAGCAGGTCCCACTACTTTTGATAGAACAATAGGAATAGTAGAACGAGATCCGAAAACTTTACAAGATACAGTTATAGAGTCTTTTAGAAATCCTAGCCCTGGACTACAAAGAGCTTTAGCAGGTCCTAGTTTTACACAACAAGAGGATCAAAAAATATTAGATTTTTTAAAACAAACTAAAAGGCTATATGAGGGTGGCATAGTCTCTTCTAGAAGATAATGAAACGAATACCTAGAAAACCTGGACAACCCAGAAAGTCTAAGTTACACTCCGATCTCTATACAGATGAGAATCCAAAAGGAACAATTAAAGGACTTGGTTTTAAAGATGAAGTATCAGCTAGAAAGAGCGTTGCTAAAATTCGTAGAAGCGGTAGAAGCCATGCTCATAAGACTCAAGCTGCTATTGCTATGGAGCAAAGAGCTAGGGTTGCTGGTAAAACAAAACCTGCAGGGATATATAGGAAATTCATCGAAGCGCAAAAGAAAAAAACGAAAGAAAGACGAAGACGAACATAATAAACATTGGGGCATAGGAGGTTTCTAATGATAAAAATTACTGACGCATTGAAGGCACGGGTACAGGACCATGAGGGTCTAAGGACATCTGTTTATCTCGACACATTGGGTAAAAAAACTGTGGGCATAGGCCACCTCGTACAACCACATGAAATGGAAAGATTTGCAGAGGGAGTAGAAATACCCATGGATGAAATCATGGAGATATTTGAAATGGATTTAAACAGGGCTGCAGCAGGGGCTGACATGTTAATACAAGAAAACGTTGGTCACGATTTGCCTCAACACGTAGGTGAGGTGATTCTTGAGATGGTGTTTCAGCTGGGAACAACAGGCGTATCTAAGTTTAAAAAATTTTGGAAAGCTCTTAGAGTAAAAGACTGGAAAAAAGCATCAGAGGAAATGAAAGACAGCAGGTGGCATTCACAGACACCGAAACGCTGTGAGTCGTTAGCAGAGATTGTAGCTAATACTTAGTCTTCAACTTCTTTTACAATTTTTTGATGTGACTCTAACGCATCCCACACCTCAACCTTTGACCAATGAGCCATGACACATTTAGATATGTCCTCGTGTAAAACTTTCAACCAACTAATATCCATCGGTATACTTCTACCTTTGTTATCAGCGATGTGGTCTACTTCTTCATTAGTTAAAGATAAATTTAATTTACCATTGTCATAAGTTATTCTCATTTTATTTCTCCCCAATTGATTCCTATTTTTGCCTCGCATTTTACGGGCACGTGAAGTTCAACGGCAGACTCCATCGTATCTTTTATTTCTTTTACCTGGGTCTCATCGGCTACAGAAATATTTAGTTCGTCATGTATTTGTATCATCGGGACAATCCCGTGATTATTCCACAAATCAACCATGGCTTTCTTGGTTTGATCTGCCGCTGAACCTTGTATTAACCTATTCAATGCACGATAGGTTCCTGCTCTTTTCATTTCATTCCACGCCCATGTCTTCTTGGCGTTTTCATAACTCATCATTCTCTTGTCGTGAAAGTCTTTGTTCTCCCATAGATCAAATCTACATTTACGACCGAGCAGGGTATTTATATATCCGTTTTGTTCTGTGTATCTTGTTGCACGAACAATAATATTATTTAAAAAACTTACGTTATCGTTGTATTTCTTCTTCAAAGATTTAGCTTGATCCTGACTGATATCTAAAGAATCCGCTAATTTAGCTATGCCCATTCCATACATGAGTCCTAGTCCTATTGTCTTGGCTTCTTTTCTAGATATTTGAGCCATATTAGCTGTTACTTGGTGGAAGTCCTCTCCATCATGGAAGAACTTAATTAGGGTCTCAGCGCCCTCTAAATCGTGTTTTTTGGCATAATGTACGAGCAATCTAGGCTCTTGTTGAGAATAATCGAGAGAAACCCACTTTTCTTTATTTTCTGGTAAAAACAAAGATCTAATCTTTGGACCTATAATTTCGTTACGAGAAGGAACCTGTTGTAAGTTAGGATTGTTCATGGACAACCGCCCACTGACCGTGCCACCATACTCACCTTTCAACTGATTAATCTCAGCATGAATACGCCCCTTAACTTGATGTTTTAAAATAGAGTCTATGAAAGTGGTATGTGCTTTGTTGTATTCTCTAGCCACCGATATTGATTGTATCAAAGGGTTGTCACTTTCTTTCATAGAAAGGTTGCTAATCTTTGCTTGTTTATTTTTTTCAGTAAGTTCATACTTCTCACCAAGCTTGTCAAAAACTTTTTGTAAAGAGGCAGCGGTATAAATATCAGATGCGTCCATACTGATGCCTGTTTCTTTTTTTATATTTTTGTAAATTTTATCTTCCTCGTTTTTAAAAAACTTTTTTGTTTTCTCTGCCTTGTCTAAATCTACGCAAACACCTTTCCATCTCATCTCCAAAAGCAAACGAAGCAGATCTGTTTCTAAATTAAAGACATCAGTCAGTCCTTGTTTTTGTATTTCAACTCTGAGAACCTCCCACAACTTGTAAGTCAAACGAGTGTCTTGTTGTGCATAAACACCAACATACTCCACAGGAACTAAGTGCATGTTCTCTATGGCTTTGAAGCCATGCTCTTTGCCAAAGTCCTCTAAAATACTTCCTTGTTTTCTTTCTCTTAAATAATCTTTAGATAAAGAATCTAAACTATAACTAAATCTATTTTCATCAACCAACGGTGCTGCTATCAAGGTGTCGTAAACTTTAGTGACATCGCACTCTACACCCCAACGTCTAAGCCAACCTAAATCATAAACAGCATTGTGGCATATCACTATTGGATCTTGTTTAAATAATTTTGTAAGCCACTTCTTAACTTCTGATTCAGAAAAGTTACCGCCTCTTTCATGTCTAACAGGAAAGTAACCATCAAACCCTTCAAAAGATATGGCGACACCTACAACAAAACCTTTGTTCGTTGCCCACCCGCCACCAAGAGTTTTAATATCTGGGTCGTAAGTTTCTAAATCCACGGCAACTTGTTTTATTCCTGTAACATCTGGAAAGCTAGGTCTAGACCATTCTGGTTTGTTTTCTTTCTTCAACAAATCCATCTGTTGTTCAAAGATCATCTTAATATTTCCTCAAACTCGTAAGGAGATGTAGAGGGAACAATGTATAAATTTTCTTTAGCTCTAGTCATCCCGACATAAAAAACTCTTCTTTCATCATCTCTGTTAACCCACATATTATCATTTATTCTTTTAGAAATATCAGAAAATAAAATTACATTCTGGCTCTCTCCACCTTTAGCTCCATGAATAGTAGAAAGTTTTATATTCGCCTCTTCATCTATGTCGTGTCCACTATTTAGTATGTGCTTGATATATAATTTATCCGACTCTGATATTCTACTAAGAGCTAACTCCCAAGGAGTTTCGACTAAAGTGTTTAGGCCCCAATCTTTTTTTAAATCAATGTAGCTGTATAGTCCCTCAAAGTCTGCTCCAGGCAAACCTTTCTTACCTCTAGAAACACCATCTTTGCCAACGGGCATGAACTGATACATGGCTTTCACATCTTCATAAGATAGCTCTTGTTTATTTTGCAAACTAATCCAAGCTCTGTAAGCTGTGGCAACATCTTTGCTGATAGATAAATAATTATTTTTTTCAAATAAATAACCTTTGTTTTTTAATTCTTGTGCAACTTCGTTTATGTAATAATTTGTTCTGCCCAGAATCAACCAGTGACCATGACGTAAATCTATACTTTCAAAATTAGTGTTACGTACTTGTCCTTCATCTTCTCTAGGTCGCCAAGTTTTATTTATTCTTTTATTTATTCTAGACACAAGGTTATTTGATTTTTCGAATATGGTTTTAGGTATTCTATAAGATTGATCCAATACTTGCAAATGACTATCCAAGTCTATTAGTTTAGATACGTCAGCACCACTCCAAGAATAAATAGCTTGGTCATCGTCTCCAGCTAGGTAGGACGCTTGCGCCCGTTTTATCATTATCATTACCATCTCCCACTCGTTTGGTTTGAGATCTTGAACTTCGTCCACTATCAAGACTTCAAGTTTCGGGCTTTGATCTATCTTGTTAAATTCTGTGATTAAGTCTGTGTAATCTTTCACTCCTCTTTTCTTTTTGAACATTCTGTAAAGTTTATCTATTCTCTGTAATCTTTGTAGCCCACCGACCACGTGACCATGTTTTTGAAACTCATGCTCTAAGCTAGTATTTTTAACTCTATATAAATCTATCAAAGACAAACCAGAGTCTTCCTCGCCCACAGCAACATCATCTACTTTTATTGATTTAGAAATGTCCACACCACACTCGTTGTAAAAATCTTTGAAGTCTTGTCTTTGAATAATATCCGTATGCGTGCACCCAAGCCACTGATATGCCAGGCTATGTAAAGTTCTAAACCACTTCAAATCTTTTCTTGGTAATTTAAATTTACTACAAGCACGATCAATAGCTTCCTGTGTAGCTTTCTTAGTAAAAGAAAAATATCCTATCCTGTCTGGCTCTCGACCTTTTAGTAACTCCTCCTCGACTATCTGAATAAGTCTTGTAGTTTTACCTGTGCCTGGAGGCCCAATTATTTTACAAACATTTGTTAAAATGGTATCTCCTCCTCTTTATCTTGTTGTATTTCTACCTCTTGTTTGGTGATTATTTTATCGCTAGGTATCCACCAAACTAACTGACCTTTCTTGTTATTTAATTTTCTTTTGGAATAGTCTCCACCTAAGTTTCTCAAAAAAATACCCATTTGATTTGATGTCATCGCACCATATCTTCTATTTCTCATGTACTCTTGTAGCTGATCCATACGAAAGTACACTCTACTTTCTTCATCGTCCACGAAACACTGACCATTGAGAATATCATCAATGTCTAGAGCGTTTGCTTGATTAGATATGTATCTAGTAAGAATATTTCTAAACTCGCCCTCTGGTGTCATCTCAAACTCTGATTTAACTTTTATAGCTTTCGACACAATAGTCGTTATATACAAGTCCCAGTCTTCTCTTTTCATAATCGAAGGCATTGAGGCTAATTTAACCAAGCACTTTTTTCTAAACTTGTGTTGGTCGTATAGCTCTTCGATAGTGCAGACTATCGTTTGCTCATTGTTCACGGTCACATGATAAATCGTATCCTCGTTATCTCCATACTGTATTACGTTGCCAACATCAGTAATTATATTGCTATCTCCAACGCCATACTTTCTAATTCTACATTTTGATTTGTTACAAAAAGAACACATGGGTTGGTCTTTACATTTGTACCCCCAATCTTTTTTATCTGCTTGTCTGATAATTTTTTCTATTTCTTTTGGTCGTAGAGGATCATCAAAATATTTGTGATGAAACTTGTGGACCTCTTCTTCAAAATTTTCACCAAATTTTTTCTTTGCATAAACAGAGTATTGAAAAAGAAAGTTATCTCTGTTGCCTGGTTGGACTGTTTTGTTTTCTGTTAAATAAGCTTCGATGCAGTAAGGTGCATCACTAAAATCTGAGTTTTCTTTTTTTAAAGATAATTTTTTTAATTCAACATCTGTAATAGATTTTTTTTCTACTTCTTTTAAAAATTCATCGAGGTCTAAAATGTTTCCCTCATCACTAAAAGCATATCTCTCCGTGTGGTTTAGTCCATTGTGATAAGGTAAGTTTAAAAAACTACCGACCTCCCAGTCTTTTACATTACCCTCTCTTAATAATTTTTCTTGTTTTGGAAAAACTTCACAATGCCCAAGGCCCATGAAAGCAGCTAACTCTTTTAATTTATTGTGGACAATCGCAGCAGAAACATAATCTTTAAAAAATAAAAATATATGTGCACCACCACTTTTAGATTTTGTAACTATAAACGGTAAATTTTTTTCTGATAATTTTTTTGCGATGGATACGTGATCGAGTGGATATTCATCGACATCAATACACCCCCATCGACACTTATCCTCGTCGTTGATTGGAAATACACCAAGACTAGGCCAAGCACCAGAAAGGTGATCGCTCCAAAGATTTTCATCTAATGGTTTCTTTCTTATCCAAGTTTCACCCTCAGCTTTATTATCTTCTCTGAGACTCTCTTTGGGTTGGAACGTACCATAAGCACGCTCCAAACCTAAAAAGATCTCTTTAAATTTAGAGACCCGTTGTTCCATTAAAATGGAACATCTTCAGCAGCAGCGTTCTCCTCATCCGAATAATCCACTGATACCTTGCCTGCTCTTACTTGCTCACTAAAAGCGGCAGCGGTGTCAAAGACTTTTTCGTCATTTAAAAAGTCTTCTTTTTCAAACTTCAATGCCCACCAGTTACCCTTAGAATTTCCTGTAAAGAAAGTGCTAAGTTTATAGATCCTGTAGTAGGAAGGAGCTAAAAACAGTTTTTTAGTTTTAGGATTTTGAATAAATTCATTCTTCAAACTGTATGCCCAATTCCTAGCAGGACCAAGACCTGACTTTGATAAGGACATAACAACGGCTTCTGGTGTTGGTCCTTGATTTAAAACAAGCATATAAAAGTTTGCTGTTTCCTCTATGTAGTTTCCACTAGGTAAACGAAACTTTCCGTCATCGCCACGCACTGTATCGGTTGGCTTATTAGTTGGCGTAAAGACATTAATAGGAGCACCTGGTCCTCCTGTGCCTCTCTCTTGCCACTCAACCCAAGTCTTCTCATAGCCACAGACGATAACATCAATGCCCTCTTCAGGATAACAAGACTCAGTAGTATTGTTGTAAATTAATCCTGCTTTAGCACCTTCGACTGGTTTTTTGTCTTTACTCCCAGCTATTTCTGGAGATGTTGTTTGTAGTATTTTTAGTCTTGGTTGTGGTAGATCGTCAACTGTGACGGTCTCCAAACCTGCACCTGCCATTTTTTCGAGAGCCTCGATTTTTGCAGCAGGTAAGGTTTCTGCCTTTGTGGTGACAGCACCATTTTGTTTTTGATTTGTCATTTTTTATTTATCCTTTGTTATTTTTTTCGTTCGATCTTCACCTTTTTATAGGTGTACACACCAAACTTTTCTTGATCGGCAGAAGACATCGAACCTTTAGCAATCTGCTCCTCGACTAGCTTGGATAGTGTATTCCATGCCACTGCTTTTTTATTACTAGGGTACAGACCTCTGTCTTGTAGCTCGTTCATAATATTAGTAGCATCAGAATCTTGTCCACGGCCAAATGTCAACACAACATTATTTTTGATAACATCATCAAGACCATTTTGTTTTAACCAACTAAAACAAAAGTCCTCGTTCTCCATTGTAATGTTTGCACGTAGTTGATCTTTGACTGAAACTTTTGCGCCATCTGTTAGCGTCAATGATTTAACACCAGCGCTTTCTATCATAGAAGGGATGATTTCATTTTCTAATTGAAACTCTCTCTCTTCTAATTTTTTAATCTCGGCAGCTTTGTCAGCTTTTGCTTTACGAACATTATCTAATTCGTTACATGCTTCGCCAAGATCTTTTACATCTGAGCTGTCTAAAGTATTTATTTGAGACTGCTCAAAAGCTTTATCCATAAGACCCATAATATAACTCCTTTATAATTCTATTGTTATGGGAATATATATAGCACTTTCTCTATCCCATTTCAATACTTTAAAATTATTATTTGTAATTTTTGCAGCAACAGCACAGACAATCCCTATTAATACAGG